GTGAAGCACGACTCGATGAAGAACTCGGTCTCGGTCGTGATCGAGAGCGTGTTGCCTCTCATGTCTGCCCCCCGTCGAGCAGCGACAGCTGCTGCCAGTTCTGACCGGTGCGGCCGAACGCCTCGACGCACGGCCGACAGGCGAAGCGCTGCTCCGCTCGCTTGGCGATCATCGTCGAGCCCTTGGGATGGATGCGGTGCCAGCCGGTCCACATCTGGAAGAACGTGATCTGCGTGGGGTTACCACTCAGACCGCAACCTTCACAGGTCACGGTCCGAGTGGCGCCCTTGACGGGCGCGGCCATCAGCTGTTGAACAGGTCGTCAGCGTTGACGGACGAAACCGGCGCCTTGTACTGCGCCTTGTAGAGCTTCGCCGGGTTGTGGCCGCGGATCGCGACCTTGGCGATCCCGGTGTGCTGCACGGCGAGGGTCGCGCCCTCGTCGATCGAGTTGCACCCGGCAGCCTTGACCGCTTCCGCGATCGCGACTTCCATCGACGTGCCCGAGCCCTGTGCGGCCTCGTGGTTGCGACCACCCTTGGCGTACAACGAACGGATGCCGTCGTCGTCGTCGTCGATGTGCTCGTCGGTCTGCAGTTCGATGTAGGTCAGCATCCGGGGCGAACCGTCGTCCCACGTTTCCAGCTTGCCCTTCTCGTCCAGCGAGCGCTGTTGGCGACGCTCGACCAGGGTGATCTTGCCCATGATCTTGTCGCCCATGTTCTCGGCCGACCACGCTTTCGCGCCGCCTCCGAGTTCAGAGAGTGCGAGTCCCATTACGTGATTCCTTTCTGTCGTGGCCCTGTTGAGTGCAGGGCTGTGGGTTGCTCGACGAAGCCCAGCGAGAACTCGGCTTCGACGAAGTTGAGAACGGGGATGATCACGTCGACCTGTCCCCGGTGTTCGATCTTACGCGGCACCGGCACGCCCTCGGGCCACATCCGCAGCAGCATCTCGCGGGCCTTGTCGTTCTCACCGATCAGCTTCACGCGCAGCGCGATCCACTCGATCCACTCCGCCAGCAACTCGGCCTCGTCGTCGATCAGCACGTAGCAGGGAGCGTTGTTCTGATGCACCACGGCGTCATCGTCGGGTCGCCCGCAGAAGCAGGTCGTGGCCGGGAACGGCCCCTCGCCTTCGCAGATCAGGCACTGCTCGTGGGACGCCTCACCGTGCGGGCACAGGTCGGGGTTGTAGCCCTCGAAGCTGCGCTGCAGGTTGGCGTCGAGCGTGACCGGTGGGATCGCGAACTCGCCCGAGCGCCAGTTCTTGCGCCACAGCTTGACCTGCTGGACGAGGTAGCAACCCCACCGACCAACCTCCAAGTCACACCACAGGAACTCGCACGCTCCCGGTTCATCGGCGGGCATGTGGACGATGATCGCCCATCGCTGGTTGATCGGCGGGGTCGCCAGGAACTCATCTTGGACCACGTCGTAGAACTCACCGAAGGCGTAGAGCGCAAGCTGCACCGCGTAGCCGGGCTTGGAGAACTCCAACTTGCCGCCCGTCTTCAGGTCACCCACGAGCAGTGTGCCGACCGGCAGCACGTCACCCTCTGGCGTGACGAGCGGCATCGTGGTTTCGTACAGCCGGTCGGCAGTGCCTGCGCAACGGTACTCGCGGTTGACGGTGTGGAACTCGTAGCGCAGTGATTCGAGACCGAGTCGTTGCAACTCGTTCGTGTAGGCACACAGCGACGAGAAGTACGGCTCGGGGGGAGCGAAGCCTTCCTCTTTCTGCTCCCAGCGACACGACATGGCGTGCAGGGCGGTGCCGATATCAGCGCGCTCGGCGCCACGTCCGGCAGCGATCGCTTTCTCGCGCAGCTTGCCGAGTTGCTCGCGATCGTCGGAGGCAACCGCCACGTACTCGGCCTGCAGCGCCTTGTCGTAGGCGACGCCGACTGCGGCGCGGTCGATCTTCCAGTTCACCAACGCCGACTCGTCGTCGAGTGGTTTGGCGAACGATGACGGCCGTGAGAAGCGCTCGTTCTTGCCGTCGATGTTGACCATCGGCGCACCGTTGGCTCGCCGGTAGTCGTTGCGCGTGGTCGCGCCCAACTCGTCCAGATCAAGCGACACCGAGGGCCCCCCGAGCGAAGTTGTTGACGAGGTTGACGATCTTGGGGTTCTCCGGTTCGGCGTCGTACAGGTCGAGCGCCAGCCCGGCCAGTTCGCGCTCCAAGTGGGTCTCCCCGTAGGCGGCAATGTCCATCAGCATCATCCTGAACTCACGGTGTAACAGTGCGGTCATTTCGGCCCCCTCCGTGCATACTCCGCGATCAGCAGGGCATCGGCTCTGTTGTGATCGGCCTTGCGCTTCAACTGCACTTCGCACTCCGGGAACAACTCGCGTGCGCGTTGGCGGTGTGCCTCTTTGCGCTCAGCCGCTTTGACGTTTGAGACCCCGACCGACTGCTGCCATTCCTGGGGCTTGACCCGATGGAGCGCACGGCCAGTGACCAGTGCGGCGGACACGATCAAACCGACCGCGCGCCCCATCGAGAAGTTTGCGAGGCTGCCGTTGCTACCCACGGCCCGGTTGTCTTCCAAGGTGACGGATCGCACCCCCCAGGCGTCCAGTTGCTCGACGAAGGCAACCGGGTCCACACCGTAGGGACCTTGCGGCAGATCGACCACGTATACCTGGGCGGTGTCGGTGTCGATCATTGCCATCGCCCCATGCACACCGGGGTCGATCCCACAGTGGATCATCGCTTCTCGGGTGGGACGGCGCGGACGAGGGCGTTGACCACGAAGCGGTTGAACGACGTGCCCGCCTCGCGGGCCATCCGTTGCAACTGCTCGCGGTAGTGCCAGGGCACCTTGACGTTCAGCTGCACGGTCACGTCTTCCGGCGCGATCGGGTCTCGTTCCTCATGGATGAATGCGTCGTGAAGTGGCATACTCGTAGCGTATCATACGGTACAGATGCTGTCAACCGGCTGTGGCTTATTCGGGTGCGAATAGGTCACAATGTCCTGCGTGGCACAGCTGGCTCTGGCAGACAAGCAACAGCGGTTCATCGCCTGGTTGTGTACCCCCAAGCGCGAGCGCGAGCCGCAGACCCAGCAGGAGTTGTCGCGTCGCCTGCATGTCTCGTCGGCCACGATGAGCAGCTGGAAGAACGATCCCGAGTTCTTGAAGGCGTGGGAGAGCTACTACCTGCAGACGGTTGGTAGCCCGGAGCGCAAGCAGACGCTGATGGACACGCTGTTCAAGACCGGCTCCGATGCCGACGATCCGCGCCACGTCCAGGCCGCGGCCAAGTACATGGACCTGGCTGAAGGGCTGCGTCCGCAGCAGATCGAAGTCACCGTCAAGCGCCCCGCCGAAGACCTCAGCGACGAGCAGTTGGCGTTCATCGCCAACCACTACGCCGAGACCGAGCGCGAGCGGCGCTTGAAGCTGGTGGCGAACGAATGAGTTCGCGCCCGACGCACTCGGGCTTCGAGCCACGCACCCACGACGCCGAGCGGCGTGACTTCTTCGACCTTCGGCGCAAGATCGCGTCCGGCACCGGTGGTGGCGCCAACAACTTCATCGGCACGATCCCGACACCCGGCCCGCCGACCGACGTTCAGGTGCCACCACCCCACACGGACGGCGACTATGTGATCGACTCGGGCGGGATCGGGTGGATGTGGAACGGGAGCACCTGGGTCAACATCGGCACGATGCGCGGCCCGACCGGGCCGCAGGGTCCGCAGGGCATCCAGGGGCCGATCGGCCCGCAGGGTATCCAGGGCACCAAGGGCGACACCGGAGCGACCGGCGCCCAGGGTCCGCAGGGCATCCAGGGCGCAACCGGTCCGCAGGGCATCCAGGGCGACACCGGAGCGACCGGCGCCCAGGGTCCGCAGGGCGCGACGGGCGCACAGGGTCCGATAGGCCCGGACGAAGTGATGGTGCAGGCGGACGATCCGATTATCGCCAACCCGTTGGTCGATGTGTGGTACGACACCGACGAGCCGTTCCCACCGGTCGGGGCGCTGCCCGTGGGCGGCGCGGTTGGGCAGGTGCTGACCAAGACCGGCGCGGGCGACTATGCCGCAGGATGGGCGGTGGCACCACCGATCGTTGAGTTCGCGGCCTACACGCCGACCCTGGTGAGCCTCGTGCCTGGTACCGCTGGCACCAACATCGCCAGCTACATCTACATCGGGCAACCCGGCGTCGGTGGGCACGGAATGCTCATCGGACAGGGCCGAATCCAGTTCGGTTCGGCCGGTCAAACGTTCCCATCGACCGCCTCGCGCGTCTCACTGCCGCCTGGCTTCAATCTGTATGAGAGCTACACGACATGGATTCTCGGTGATCTACGCCCAAACCTGGCGGGTGCTGGCTGGCTGGGGCGGTTCGCGACCGACACGGCTGATCCACACTTGTTGCAGATGATGTACGGCCCGGTCAGTTCCGCACCGAGTGCCGTGATGGAAGCGCCAATGTCGGCAACGACACCGGCCGCGTGGGCGGCGGGTAACGAGATTCGCTGGAAGTACAACCTGCATGTGGTGAGGGTCTGATGGGCGCCTTGAAGGTTCGTGTCGGTGGTTCGTGGGTCACGATCCCCGGCTACGGCAACACGATCGGCGTACCGACTGGCGGCGTTGCCAACGATCTGCTGATCAAGAACTCGGCTACTGCTGGCGACGCCCGCTGGGCCGCTCCGACCTTCGTGTCGAAGGCCGGGGACACGATGACCGGGGCGTTGACGATCACTCCGGTCGGTACTGACCTGGCGCTGATCTTGGGGACGGGGCTCGCTGCCAACGAGGGCGCGCAGATGCGCTTCTCGGGTGCCCCCGGTCAGGCGAACTTCGACATTGACAACTGGAACGGTGCGCTGCGCGTGTTGCAGGCTGGTGCGCCGGGCGGCGTCGGGTTTCAGGTAGCCGCCAATGGAGCGATCACCGCTCCTGGCACCGTCACCGTCAACGGCAAGATCACCTTGACGGGCGCGAACGAGGTTCTGACCTTCGCCGCCGTCAGCGCATACGCGGCCTGGTGGAACGGCGGCACCAGGGTCGGGTATCTGCAAGGCAACTCCAACGGGCTGATCCTCGCCTCCGAAACCGGCAGGCTCAACCTCAACGGTAGCGACGGCATACAACTCGGCACGGCCAAGATCAACGGCTACACGATGAGCGAGAGCGCGGTCGGTTACCGATTGGTGTGCTCGACCAGTGCTGGCTACATCATGAACTCGTACTTCAACATGACGGCCGATGTCACCTACAACCCAGGCCACATCGCCGGGATGAGCAACAGCGACAACTATCTGCGCTGGTACACCCAGGTCGATGCAAGCAAGATCGGCTGGGGATCGACGGGCGGCATCATCACATCCACCAAGGTCGCCGGGGCTTGGTACTACGACCAGTGCCTGTTCGCCAATCCTGGCAACACGATGGCCGGGATCGGCTTCCATCCTGGCGGCACGGCTGGCAACCTGCGATTCCAGACCAACCAGACCAAGTTCTACTTCAACAGTCTCGACTCGGGTGGGTTCTACAACTGCATGGCGTATGCCTTCGAGTCCACGTCATCGGAGCGCGGCAAGCAGGACATTGTGCCGCTCGTGGAAGTGCTGCCGGTGATGCCGCGGCTGCCGGTGGCGACGATGGTGCGGGCGCTGCGCCCGACCTGGTATCGCCAGCGTGAAGACGTGGCGATGATGTCGATTCCGTTCCAGCCAGAAGATTTCGTCCCGGTGGCCGAGGACGGCACCAGCCTGTCATGGGCTCCGGGACCGGAGACCTGGGCGATTCACGAGTGCTCCGACGAGGGCCTCGGCAACTGCGGGCACACGCCCGACGATCCGTGCAGTCGCCGGACGAACTGGCTGCGCGGCTATCTCGGGTTCATTGCCGAGGAAGTCGAGCAGGTGTTGCCGCATCTCGTCCGGCTCGACGCCGACATGCGGCCTGAGTCGATCGACCTGGGATCACTGATCGGTCTCGCCTACGCCATGTTGCAAGAACTCGATTCACGACTCACCACCTTGGAGGCCGCATGAGCCAGAGCACCGTTGCCCGCGCTGCGAACGATCCCGACTTGCAGCAGCGCGTGATCGCTGCCGTCTACTCCGAAGCGATCGGCAACCCCGCACTGCACGACACGCAGTACGCCGTCGCCGTCAGGAACGGTTACGGCAACATGATCGGCATGTATTGGGCTGTGGCGGATGCCGTCGATGCCGAGTACGAGGCCGGGATTCTGTCCGGTCGTGGTGCGCCCGGCCATGATGCCGACGTGGTCACCGATGGCGCGATCACCAGCGCCGTCGTCGCCAACTGGCCTCCTGACTTGGTGACGAATCCTCAGCCTGTGGTGATCCCATGAGTGACCAGCAGCAGGAGTCCAGCTTCGAGGAAGTGTTGGTCAACCGACTGGCGCAACGACTCGGCATCGCCGCCACGCAGATCGAAGCGTTGCAGTTGCAACTGGAAATCGCGCAGGCTGAGAACGAGCAACTGCGAGCGCAGATTCCGACCGATGCCAACCCGCCGATGAACGGTGACGGCAAGACGACGGCAGACGAATGGCAGCCAGTAGCGCCGATCTGAACCCGAGCGAGTATTCGTTCGAGGAAGTCTGGCGCGAGCAGCAATGGCGCCTGTGCTGCCCGCAAACTGATGACCCCGACAAGCTGCTGGCGGGGTTCATGTATTTCTGCGAGCACTACTGGTACATCCGCCATCCCGAGCGCGGCCGGATCATCTTCCAGCCGTTCGAGAGCCAGGTCGAGACCGTGTTCACCTGGCTCAACCATCGCCATGTGCTGATCTTGAAGGCACGCCAGATCGGGTTCTCGACGCTGATCGCGACCTACGCCTTCTGGCTCACGTTCTTCTACCCCGATCGTGCCGTGCTGATGCTGAGCCGCACCGAGCGGGAAGCGATCAAGCTGCTCGNCGAAGTCGAAGTACGGCTANCAGTTCCTGCCCGAGTGGATGAAGTTCAAGGGCGGGCCCGTCAATCAAACGCTGACGACGTTCACGTTCACCAACAACAGCTACANCGAGTCGCTGCCGTCAGCGAGCGACCCGGCNCGTGGTGAGTCGGCCTACCTCGTCGTCGTCGACGAACTCGCCTTCCTGCCCAACTCCGAGGAAGCGTGGGGCGCGATCGAGCCCGTCGCTGATGTTGGTGGCCGGATCATCATGATGAGTACGGCGAACGGTGAAGGGAACCTGTTCCACACGCTGTGGATCGCTGCCATCGCCGGGCACAACCGGTTCGAGCCGCTGTTCTTTCCGTGGTCCGCCAACGGCCGTGACCAAGCCTGGTATGACGCCCGCGCAGCGGAACTGCCGGACTGGCAGATGGCACAGGAGTACCCGGACAACCCCGAGGATGCGTTCCTGAAGTCAGGTCGTCCGGTGTTCGATCTGCGCCGCTTGCGTGAACTCGAACCACGCGACCCGCAGCTGATGGGCTACCTCGATGAGCGTTTGGAGTTCATCGCAGACGGCGGTGCGCTGCATGTATGGGAGCCCCCCGAGAAGGATGGCAAGTACGTCATCGGAGCCGATCCGTCGCAGGGCCTCGAACACAGCGACCGTGCTTCGGTCCACGTCATCAACGCACGCAATGGTCAGGTCGTTGCTGCCTGGTGCGGGTTGATCGACCCCGATCTGCTCGGCAGCGACATACTCGCCCGCCTCGGCCGTTGGTACAACCAGGCGCTGGTCGGCGTCGAGTCGAATATGCACGGGCTCACCACCCTGACTGCCCTGCGGCGGGTGAAGTACTTCCCGCTCTACTACCAACGGTCGCCCAAGTACAAGAAGTCCGTACCGACCGACGTGATGGGGTTCCGCACCGACCAGGTCACCAAGCCGCTGATGATCGACGAACTCGGCAAGGAGTTGCGCGCCGAAGGCAAGCTGACGCTGTGGTGTCAAGAGACCCTGGCGGAGTTGCGGACGTTCGTGCGCACCGACAAGGGCAAGATGCAGGGCTCCCCGTTCGACGACCGGGTGATCAGTCTGGCGATCGCCAATCAGATGTTGAAGTTCGTGTGGTTCTCCGAGTTCCAGCCCAAGGTGGAGCCGGGCCAGGGCACGGTCGGGTGGTATCAGCGCACGCTCTACGGCAACTCACTCGATGATTTGATGAACGGCAAGCGAAAGACTGCGATCATTGACGATCGCCCCAAGATCGGCGCCTTTGCTGTGCGCCGCCACTGATCCAACAACGAAGGAGCAACATATGAGGAAATGGCTGATCGGTCTGGCTGTCGTAGCGGGCCTTGCGATGGGCACGACCACCGACGCCGCCAGCGTCCACTTGAAGGGCGGCAAGAATGCCGTTCCCGCTACCGCCGACAACGGCCTGACACTGACCGGCTCGGGCTCACTGACCGGGCTCGGCAACGGTGACGTGCTGGTCTCGATCACGGCTCAGGCTGACGTGACGGCGACCTGCACCAATCCCGCTGGACAGACCCAGCCGCCCGGACAGAATCCGGCCGCGATCACCGTCAGCGGCTCGGTCTCGATTCCCGCCAGCGAAGTCAAGAACGGCAACGTCGCGTTCAGCGTCACCACCGTCGCTCCCGATCCGATCATCGCCGGGGCGCCTGGTTGCCCGAATCCGCAGTGGACCGAGCGCATCGAAGACCTGGCGTTCACGTCGTTCGTGATCACCGTCGAGCAGCCGCCTGGCACTGTGGTGTTGGTGCTTAGCTGCACCACCAATCCGATCAGCTGCACGTAGGGAGGCAGACATGGCAAAGACACGCGCGCAGTGGGCACGCCCGGTCGCCAAGGGCAGGCACCAGCGTGGCGGACAGCGTCGCAACACGCGGCGCTACCCACCGAGCGGGCAGGAATGGGGCCAGAAGAACTGGACCGGTACGGGCGGTGGCGTCGTTCAGCCGTTCGGCCTGTTGCTGTTCGAGACTCAGACTGTGGTGTCGCCGTCGAACGGGGCGCTGCGGCTCAACAACGCCAGCCCAGCAGCGGCGACGCTCGTGTACGCCAGCGAGACCTACCAGCCGGGCTCGGTCGGTGATCCGATCGCGACGCTGATCGTGGGCGACCCGCTGCGCATCTACAACGCCAACGACACGTCGCAGTGGCTCGACTACACGATCAGCGCCGTTGCTGACTCTGGCGCCTACCGCGCCTACACCGTGACCTACGTGGGCGTC